TTCCTTGGCCACGATACTTCTTGCGTCCATGGGACGGTTTTGAATGTGATCCATTCCCTTGACGTGTCTTTTTTGGCTTGCTAGGGACGAAACTTTGCCCGTTAAGTGACTTCGCCATTAGATGCCGTCAGTTGAACTTAGATTCTGATACTTGAGAGCAAGCCCAGTAAACAAGCCGTATTGCGGGTGGCTGATCTGATCACGGCCATCAAGGAAAAACAACTCCTCAAGCCACAACGTCCTTGCTGCCATTGCTTGTACGTCTTCCGCTCCAGGCTTAGAAGCGATCATCGGGTCAGGTCGTTGCATCATTCAGCAGCAATAGAAAGCAGAGCCCAGCCCATCACAAGTAACACGCCAGTCGCAACGCCAGCTAGGAATGTCATTCGGCAGGACCGAGCAGAGCTGAACGCTAACAGCCGCAAGACGGACAGGCAATTTATTTATCAATCATTCGGCAAAAAGCTGAACCAGCCAGTCGCTATATACTTTTCCTGCGTCAGCGAGACTCTCCCTCTGTGAGTAAACATCCATTCACACGGAAAAATAATTGTATTTCCCTTAATTGGCTGCGCTACATAGTTCTGATGGTAAAACTCAGTGCCGCCTTCGTCGGTCAACGTATTCAAAAAAGTGCTGAAGGCTAAATGACGGCGATTGATTAAGGCGTTCATGCCTTGCCGCTCACAGTGCCAAGCCTTAAAACCGCCGCCTGGCTTGTAATGCTGCACATTCCCGCCAGCAAAAATCCATTCATACATTCCGCTTGAACATAAAGGATAGTCTGCCTTGTATTGCTCAAGAGCTTTGTTCAACTCACGGTAGTAATTGTCAAAAGCAGGTATCGGCTCACCCTCCGAATAAAACGTAAGGTCTGTTGAATCTTTTGCTGCTTTGTCGATCTCGCCACCGCCAACCTTGCCTGGCGTTTTGTGTGGATCGGTTTTAAAAAATTCTATGAGATCATCGCAAACATTCTCAGAAATTTGATACGAACCAAGAAACTGTGGAGTGGCAATGCTTGCGCTGCGGTCAAGAAGGTTTATCGGTTTATCCATTAAAAATTTTATTCAGGACCGATTTGATCTGGGTCGCGCTCCCAAGCGCCATTTTCTTCGTCCCAGCTGTACCGGTAGCCATCGTCTGGGTAGGCAATAGGAGCCTCCCATTCCTTGGATGTTGTATTAAGCGACCAACTCGGAAAGGGCTGGTGGCTTATGAACGCATCCAAGTCTGGGTAGTACGTTACGTCGCCTGTCGCCGCATATTTATGGCGGATAGAGCCATCTAACGCTGTTTCCTTGCAAACGCAGTTAAACTTCTCGGACCAAATAGCAGCCCAGTCTTGACCATCATCGGGGCTTTGCACCACCTGGGTGACTTCATTGTTTGAGTCTAAAAAGGCAATAAGAGCAGCCATTTTTAAGCAGGAGTGAACTTAATGTTACCTGTTCCAGCCGTGATTGTTGTGACATTGTTGCTGCCAACAACAGCCGTGGACATAGTTAAACCGCCGCCAGGGTTACTGATGGTAACTGTGTTTGGATACCTTAAAATCACAGCGCCAGGCTGCCCTGCCGCACCAGAGCCACCCCCGCCAAAGTTTGTAGCGCCATTTCCTGCTGTTCCATTTGTGCCGTTATACGTTGGTGACTGTCCGCCACCTGCGTAAAAAGTAGCAGTTCCAGTAATTGACGACTGAATACCGCTACCGCCATCCTGACCACTTCCGGCAGCAGAGGCTCCACCACCACCTCCTGTGTACGCTCCAACGCAGAAACTATCGCCGTAGAAATTAACCTTAAGGCACTGGTTTGAAGGCATGTATTGGCTTCCTCCAGTAAAACCATCGCCCGAGGTTTTACCACTACCAGTTGATGCGGTGTAGGTAAAAGAAGTGCCATCAGCCTCGGAGCCAGAAAAAACTGACTGCGATTGAGTAGCCCCAACTGTTACTGAATAAGTTGGAGTTGACGCGGCAGACGCAAGTAAAGTTCGACCCGAGCCTGCTGATCCGTTGCCGCCAGTTGTTTCACCTGAAACGGTTGAAATATACTGACCAGCACCCCCTGCGTATTTAGGCCCAGGCACGCTCGAAGAGCCATTAACGCCCCCAGCAATAACTAAGAATTCAGTGTCAAATTCAACGTCAGCAACTGCTCCTCCCCCTATGAGAGTAACCAGAAGGCCATTTGAAAGAATGCTCACGAGAAGTTTCCTGCAAACGACGCAACAATAGCGGTATCTGAAATGCAATAGTACGCGATTACATCTATAGCATTAGCCGCTGTAGTAAGCGTAGGATCGGTTCCGCCAGAGAACTTAAACTTATCCCCAAAAGACAGAGTGCGACTACCAGTGCTGTCTTGAGTAATAACAAAAACACCAGACTGGCCAGCCGTAATGTTGTCAGGATTAGCCAAAGTGCGGTCTCCTCCTAACGTCACACTAAAATTGTTGTTGTCATCAAAATCAGGCGTAATCGTGGCCCCATCGGTCAATGCAGTAATCGACCCACGAACACCACCTGTAACCGACTGACCATTGGTCGTTTCACTCGCCAATATGTAATCCGCAAACCCTAAAGCTCCAGAGCCATCAGTCTTCAGCACTTGGTTCGCGCTGCCGTCAGCTGCTGGAAGAGTCAGCGTGACGTTGCTGGCAACAGTGGCGGGGGCTTGAAGCGCAATGTAGTTGCTGCTGTCCGAATCAGCAAAACGCACATCAGACTGCGCGTTCAGCGTGATGTCACCCGTAAACGTTGCGCCAGATAAGCCAGCTAGGCCAAAGTTGGTCGCTGCCGTTCCAAGCGTGATGAACCCGTCATTAGCGGCGTTGCGGATCTTGAGCGTTGCCGGTGTTGTGCTGGTGTCTAAGAACACCATGTGGGCCACCAAGTTGCCCGGCGCTGATGTTCCGCTGTTTAGCGTTTGGATCGCGCCAAGAATCGAATTAAGTTCAGCCCTAAATGCCGAGCCTGATTGGTTAGCGAGTGAATAGTCAGTTGCCTGTGCCATCAGGTGATCTCCTTGCCGTGGCCAACGGCTTGGTAGTCGAATGTCCTATCCACAATAGTACCGCCAGAATCTTTAAACGTAATGGTGAAGCCAGTCCTGCTGACACTGCTCAGCTCAAAGAAATCACCCGTAGCCATGTTGGTTGCCGTGATCGTAATACTTGGTGTGCTGTAAAACGCAGACGGGAACGTCACGGCCTTAGCAGAAGTCCCACTGCTGATGTTGCGCTGCTGTTCTGCCCGGCGCTGCAGACTCACCGTCACACCAAGATTTTGCACCACAACATCCTGCGAGTCGTTGCTGGTCTCCATCTCAACCTTGAACTGGAAACCACGACCGCGCTTGGTCGAATTAGCGAAAGGCTCCCAACTGCCATAGGTTGGCGAACCACTTGGGTCGTCGTTAGTAGATCTTGAATACAGCTCTGCGTTGGTTTCGGAAAGGTCGTCAGCGTCGATGTCGTTCCAGGTGTCGATGTCGTCTGACCGTGAATCCCAGAAATCGTCGGGGTTGATCGTGCTGATTTTTAGGTTTGCAAGCAGTTCAACGTCATACTTCGCGCCAAGATCCAACGTGTTAGCAAAGATGTAACTGCCGGTCGGCACTAGGTCGCCAAAGAAATCTAGGTTTGTAACGCTGTCAAAATCAGCAATGTCATCGACCAGGCCATTGCTTTGCAGCGAAATACCGCCTTCATCAACGCTGTTGAAGGTCTGCGTAAACGTTCCAGGGAAGCTTGGATTTTCCGTAAAGGTTTGAACCACCTCTAGGTCTTGCGGTTCAGGCAGCTCAACTAAAACCGTGGGGATGCCGCTAAGAGGCGCATAGTTACCGACTGAATCCTTGGCGCGGATCAGATAGTGCCCGTCAAGTAAGGGCACAATTTTTCGCGTTGTACTTCCGTTGACGGCTGGTGTGACCTTTTCGCTTTGTGACCATTTGATGTCACCAGTTGTACGTGGGTTGTGTCGAATCTCAATCGTTCCACCAATCCTCACGTCAAGATCAGTCGCCTCAGGCCAGTGCAGCTCAGCCGTGTGCTGATCAATCGGAGTAATGTTTAGACTTGCAATGTTGCTTGGCGGGTCGTTTTTACCAACAGCCTCAATGGACGCAGTAGTTGCTGAGCTAAAACGTTTACCTGTTTGCGCAATATCTAACGCATAGCCGACAGCACGAACCGAAACTCTGTAAGTGCCAGTGCTTGAGTCGGGAATGTTATATGCAGTGCCAGGCACAAAAACCTTGACTGAATTGTCAAAATCTAGTTGGTACTCGACTTCATACTCATTAGCGCGATCTGATTGCTGCCAGTTGACTTTAATCCTTTGCAGTACCTTATCGCCCTCTTCGTAGAGCTCTTCCTCAAGCTGCAGGTTTGTAACTGGATCAGGCTTCGCACCAAGCTGCGTAATGTTTCGCGGACCAAAAGTAAAAGTCGGATCTTCAATGATGTTGTACTTAGGCCGCTCATGCGCTGATGCAGTTATTGCATAAACACCATCACCCTCCTCTACGGTCAAAACGCGCCACTGCGTCACGTTGATCTCTTCATAACCGATGTTGAAAGGCGCACCTGCAGCGGGTGCCTTTCTTGCCTCGGTAAGCGCATTCAAGGCAGTACCAAGCGTAACTGTGTTTCCGGAAATAGTCGAAGTAGCAACTTGGATATATTTGCCATCCGTATCGACACTATGGAAAACAAAATCTGTCGGAGGGTTAGACCCGAACATGTCACTAGCAGTTCGATCCAGCTTGACTTCAGTAATTGTTGAGCCAGATGTAACGCGACCAGCAACGACGCGACCATTGCGCACTGGATCGCTGATCTTGATGAAATCACCAGGACGAACAACAATACCAGCCGCCATGTCTGTCTCAAAACTGCAGACTTCTGTCTCCCGGTGCGCGGTGTAAAGAAACCACTTCCCCAGCCGATACGCTTGTCCCCTGCTTGTGCAGGCGAAAGCAATAATTTCCTTTTTGTTGTATCCGTACTTTTCAAGAAAATCTACGTTCGGATCTGCGCTATTGATAAACTGGCTATTTAGCTCAACCAGCTCTTGCCGAAAGTCACGGGCATCATTGTCGAAATACCGTACTGAAACGCAAGTGGGTCGACCCTTCATGCTTGAACCCGAATAGCTGAATCCAGCTTCCGTTACGTTTGACTGGTTGAAGACGTAAGTAAAATCTTCCCGACGATCCTGCGCCAATGAAATACCGCCTGCTTCCCAGAAAGGCATAGCGCGGAAAACAGAACACATCTCCTGCACAAGCTTGAATGCGTCTCTTTGCGTATTGATGCAAACATTGCATGAAAACCTAGGCTCAGTTCCGCCAAAGCCGTCGTTTACGATCTCCCCGCAATACGCACTTGCTTGCTGAAAACTGTAAATATCAAGATTGGCGGCAACATCGGAAGTGCCTTCAAAGTTATCTCCACCATTCTTCTCCGCCTCTGCGCGTTCCTCTGGCGTCAGAATAAAGGAACCGAGTCCATAGCGGGTGTTTGTAAGCAGATCGTAGAGAATAAAAGCTGGATCATTCGTATATTCACGCGCTGCCTTAAAGGTACCGTTAAACGTTCCAGTGTATTCAAGCGACCCGTCAGCCCTGACAGTAGCGTTATGCGGAATTCGAACCTTAAGGCCGCGTATGCGATAAGTGCGGCGAGGGATGCTACTAAACTGCTGTGCATCAAACCTGTGTCCAAAAAGAGCACTGTTTGGGTATCGAGTTTTATCAGTAACAATTAAAGTCATGTTGAACCACGTCAGCGTGTCATTTACCGTTTCTTTTGTAAAATCACGCACTTCCTGAGAAGTACGAATAACCCGGATATTGACAGGAAAATTACTTGGATCGCTAGTTTTTGTTGCATCAAGGACAAGCGCTTTTGTCTCTTGATACAGGTCGGGTGTATAGCCAACGATCTCAAAGTTTCCATCCCCTAAATACCTGCCTCCCTCGTCGTAATCCCCGGCCATTGGATAGTCCACATAACCGCCACCGTCGTTATATTGAACTTGAATTTTGTATCTAATAATTGAACCCTTAATTTCTCCTTTTTCCGTAAAACGACTTAAAGAATTGACTCCTATAGTTACATTAATTTGGTCAACATCTACGTCTGTTATTTGCTGAGTAACTGGAGCGCCATCGGCAGTATAAGTCCATGTATGAGTTGTTCCACTAGGCACAGAGGCTTTAGGGACTTCAGTGTTAACAACAACGTTACTTCTGTTTGTTGAGTTGCCAAACTTAGAAAGCCTAGGCTGGTCCTGCGTTCCAAGCTCATTTTGGAAGACACCCTCGCCTAAATCAAAGTTAAGGTGCTGCCTAATCTCATCGTCTGTAATTTTACTGTCGCTATTTACCTGTGCTTCAGCAGCAAGAACAGGTGTGTTGTTAAAGAAAACGTCCTTAAGCGAACCAAGGTAATACTGCTCTTTAGCAGTAGTTCTGGATATTTTTGTGCCGTCAGGATGTACTGCATTAGGAAACCCTTCAATCTCCCCCTCACAGAGCAGGTCAACAATACGGGCTATCTGTTTGGAGTTAAGACTGTCCTTTGGCATGACTACCCTTCAATTTTTTTGGCGACGAGATCCGTCGATATGACAACGCTACCAACAATCATTTCTCCGTAAACCACTGGCACTGGAACGCCTTCGCGATCAACGTTGCCAATCGACTGGAAAGCAAAGTTCTGTAGTTGACCCGTACCCTCAAGGCCACCACTGTCAAAGGAAGGTAATTCAGGAACAGGAGAAATTAGCTGTGCAACGCCGCCTAAGGCCAAAGAAAGACCGATACTGCCAGCCGCAGTAGACACGGCTCCGCTGAAAAAACCAGTACCAACTGCTCCTAAGAAACCACCTCCCCCTGTTGGAGCCAGAATGACTGCAGCAGCAATCAACGCCGCTCCAGCAAGTACCTTTCCAAATCCTCCACCCGCTCCAGTGACAACAGGAATTACTTTGATCACATCGTCATCAGACAAGGGATAGTGAAGCTGCTCAGGACAGTCGGCAAGTTGCAAATCATGCGAACCAACTGCCACTTTGTAGTAGCCGTCCCGCATCAATCCCCGTAACTCAGGAAAATTGCACAGCAGAAACTTGATGGCATCAGCAGGCACGCGCACCAATGCTTCAAACACGCTCTGGCCGCAGTACTCTGCCAAGTGCCCGTAAACCTTGACCGTGCGGAGCATCTGCAGTCAGCCGCTATACCTCACAATTCTACCTGTGACTTTCTGCCAGTACCCGTCCCAGTAATCACGAGATGACAGCCTGCCTTGGAGCTGGTGCAGCATCTTGCCTCCTCCGATATACACGGCGACATGGTTCAACCCTGGCGAACCATCGAGACTCATCAGCATGGCATCACCCTTTTGCGGCTCTTTACTGCCTGTATCGACAAAGCCTGTCTCACCAAAGCAACGCTCAAACAAGGGCAGCTGACGAAACGCTTCAGAACTTTCAGGTCGCTGCCAATCGCGCAACTTGACGCCCATTTCTCGACGATAGTAATCGCGAACTAATGTCCAACAGTCGGATACGCCCCAAACCCACTCCCGACCAATAAGCGGAGCTTCGTAGCCTGATGGCTTGATTTCACACCAACTGTCGTTCAGCAAGCTGACGATATACCAGGGCAAACCAAACTGTTCGCAGGCCATCTTGTCAGCCTCACTTGCGACTGCAGCGGTTCGGGGGTGACTGTGAACGATGGCAAGAATCGTCCCAGCGTCTTCCGCCGCTGCATAGTCCAACGGGTCAAGAATGAAAAAATCATTCTCTGTTGAGATGTTCTTGCAAGGCCAGTACCGCTGACGACCTTTGATAACAACAAGCAAACCGCATGACTCGCGCGGTGCTTGCTGTTTTGCGTGATCAAGCGCAGCCTGCTGCCAATCCTGCATTAGTTGTTTTCGCCAACGCTTGGGAATGAGCCAAAAGGCAGCTCAGCAGCACCAAAACGAGCCTTGCAATCGGCCAAAGTTTTGCCACATTGACCAGCAATCTCGCCGGGGTAAGCTACGCCTTCAATAATTGTCTCATCAACATTCGGCTCAGAAGTGATCGGAGTGATTCCTGCAGTCCAAGTGATATTTGAACCATCTGAATCACAAATGACCATGTTGCCGTCAGTCTGCAGACGCAGTTGCTTGCCGGTCCACGCAGTTGTGGTGATTTTCAAAAGAATTCCTGCCTCGGTCAAGGTTCCAACGTGTGGATGGTTGTTTCTATACGGGTTATTGCTGCTCAAGGAAACCTTGGCCTCAAACGTCTCCCCATCTCGGAATAAGCCGGTAGCTGAGTTGAAAGTAACTGCGGTAAACTCGCTCCAAGATCTTGGCTCTCCAGAATAATGCGAGCCACCTATATTGTTGGCGCGAATGGTGAACGTTACCGTAATAGTTCGAGCACCTAGCTCAGGACTTGTATGACTAAATGTTTTCTGCGCTGTAGTGGTCGTTCCAACTTGTCCAGAAGTTGGCTGGCTGCCGACTAGCTCATAGCCTAAAGCGCCAGCCCGCCCTCCGAAAGCGTTTGCAGGCGTGAAACGATTGTTTCCATCAACTTGATAAAAACTTGCTCCAGAGGCAACCGCAACCTTCCAAGTATTGGTTGACCAAACAACAGACCCGCCCTCATAATCATTTCTAGCAACGGCATTGTCATAAATGACAAGGTTGCCATCATTTTGCATCACTAGCGAATAGTCACCTATGTTTCGATTGCTTTTTGTGTCCCATACATAGTTCTGGATCTCAGGGGTTGGCTTTTTGTAGACAACGAAATTACCGTCTCTCTGCATCTTTGCGGTAAACCAGCCGTTGGTAGACACCAAAGCTTCATTGATGTCCAGCTGATTACCAGCGGTAAGCTTGTCTTGACCGCTGCCATAGGTGTAACTCGCAGCGGCTGTCCTTACAACTTGGCGTCCCTGCGGCGTAAAGTCGTCAGTGCCTGTATATCCACACTCTCTGCCTCGGTACACCCATTGGCAGAGATTTTGCATAACAAGACGACGCGGAGCCCTTGCGTTTGCCAAATCAAGCGATGAGGTTAGCTCGAACTCGACAAAATCCCGAGTCTCGTTAACTTTTCGGTCGACGTAATATGTTTCAGCAGGCATCTGTGCTGCGGCAGACGTGCTCGGCGTCCCATAAGGATTAACCCCGTCCTCCCAGTTGCTGCCATCTAAAAACCGGCTCAACGTTCTACGCCGTATTACCTGCGCTCCATTCAAATCATTTCCTGGCGTAATTAGATTAACGCTGAGCAGGAGAGATGTAATGCTGCTGTTGGTGTTGGCAATGCGAATAGTAGGACGCGGCAATCCACCATCGGCTTTATACTCAAATCCTTTTGCTTCGATCGGCAACGGCATATAAGTATGGCCGTCGTAATAAATAGAGTATGCGCTAAGAATGTCATCAGAAGCCGAGGGCTCTGTTGTTTTGCGATTGCGACCAGCGTGAAAGTAGTACGTTTCATCAGCACCGTGCATTGCTTCAAAGGTGCGCAACTCAAACAGCTCAATAACCGCAAACGGGCTTGAGTTAAGAAGCTCTTCGTAAACGTTGCCTTCGCTCATGGTTCAATTACTTGCTCAAAAGTTGCTGAGATTTCTGCTCTGCCTGGGAAAGGAATTGTCTTGTTCCAATCTTGGCAAATCCATTTGTATGTCGCAGTATCGTCAGGCGGAGACCAGTCAAAGTGTTCCGCTCCACCTCTTGCCTCTAAAAACGTCTCAATCTCATCAGCGTCTTCCTCCGACACAGCAAACCGCAAGCTCCAAGTTTTAAGGTCAGTATTCAAGCCAAACCGTAGACGTTGGCTGTATCCATCGCCAAACTGAACGTTTCGCACACTTGGCTGACTGCGCTTGCTGGCACCAGGAGCTGGGTTGTAACTAGGGAACGTAGCCATTAGCGAGTAAGAAGCCCTCCAGGCCGTTTCTGTTTAATCAATTCTGCCTGCACTGCCTGACCAATCAAGCGACCAAGCTGATCAGCATTGCCTTGGTTGCCTTGGACCTCAGTACCAGAAGCATCAACATTGACCACAACATTGGTGCTGCCGCCGATTGCGTTGTTTGGAACGATGGTGCCGCTAGACCGTGGGACGAACAACTCAGGACCACGCTCACCGACTAGCGCCGCTTTTCCAACAGGAGGACGACCGCCACCAGCAAAAGCTCCTGAAAAATCAAGGCCGCTAGTCAATACGCTAGGAGATTTAAAACCACCGCCACCGCCGCCGCCAAAGATTGAACTGATACCTGACAGCAACATTCCGCCAATACCACCAGAGCCTGATGGCCCCATGATTGCAGTTTGAAGCAGTTGATTAGCAATCTGTTTCAACATGCTGCTGGCAACCTGCCCTAAAGTCTTCGTTCCATCAATCATTCCTTCAATGCCGTTGATGATTTCATTGTTGATAGTGTTGGCTAAAGACTTAAATTCATCGCTGAGTTCAGTGACGTTTGGGACAACCTGCAAAAGCTCATCATTGAGCTGCATAGCAGACTGAAATTGATCACGCATGTGTTCGCTGATTTTCTCGTTTCTTTGAACACTTAAAAGCTCAAGATCAAGCTCTTGTGCTTTTCCAAGCCTTCTTCTCTCTTGATCAGACAAGGCTTTAGAAATTAACTTGGCATATTCTTGCTGCACCTTTGTCCGCTTTAAGTCAAACTCAAGATCTATCTTCGAAAGCTCACTGGTTTCTTTGGCTATACGAAGTTCAGCTTCTGAAAGTGCAAGTCTGTCTGCAGCAGCTGCGTTTTGTTGCCGAGTCCTTTTACCAAGCCGCTCAGCGCCTGTTGTTCTTGACGCAAAACTACGTTGATCTTCAGGTGTAACAGGAATAGCAGCAGTTCGCGGCAGCGCTCCAAACTCCCCAGCCTGTGCTCGCGCAAGCAGATCCAGCTGGTCCTCTCTTTGTAAAGAGCCAAGTTGCGCGCCCCTGCCACGAGCTTTTCTCTTTTCCCTTACTGCAGCCTGAAACGCTTCGTTGCCAGACAGATCCTGACTAAGACCTTCAAAACGACCTCTAGTTGTTATTCCGCCCAGCACTTGATTTACTATTTTCAAGAACTGGTTAAGCGGACCAGCAATCAATTTGAACAGTTGTGTTGTCAATAAATTCCAAAGCCTTGTCGTCTCCTTAGTTGTATTACCTAGATCTTGCAACGCTTTAACACCATTGTTGCCAATAGCAAGCGACAATTCTTCGGTAAGAAGCTTGGCAAGGCCAGCGGCGTCTCCTTGCTCTTCTAGTTGCGCAGCAAGTTCTCTATTCTCTTCCTTGCTAAACAACGATTTTTCACGTACAAGCTCTAAGGCTCCAGAAGTTGATGTTAGTGCTACGCCTGTCTCGGCTGCAGCTCGCGCAAAAGCTTCGACCTGAGACGCAATCGCAGACCCAGCAATAGATCCCCCAAGCCCTCCAAGCGCTCCACCAACGCCACCTGCCAATGCTTGGAGCGGACCCCCGCCAAACAGCAGCGGGAAACCTGCGCCTGTCGCGATGTCTTGAAAACGACTTCCTCTACGGCTAGGGCGAGAAATGCGTCCGCTTTCGTTAAAGCCTGGAGGAAGCGCTGGTCCTTGAACCGGCCCCTGGCCTTGAGCAACTGCAAGCTGTCGATTGACATCAGCTATTGCACGAGCAAGCTCTCGATAATCTTGCGAACCAATTCGCACACTTCGCAGCGTATCTTCTAGCTCTCTTTGATAAAACTCTAATCCTGCGACTGATTTTGGAATAATCTTGCCAAGATCAAGCGTTTCTTGAACTGATGTTGCTCGACCAACGGTGTTAGCAGTATTGATCTGAGTTTGAACCCTTAGCCTTTCTGCCTCAGCCCGAGCTAAGCGCCGGGAAACCTTTTCGGAAGCAGCAAGAGCTTGAGTAAACTCATCACTTTTGATATTTACATTGCTCAAGATACGATTAAAACCGCCAAGCTGGCGATTTAAACCCGCAATGGTGTTAGAAAACCTGTTTCCCGATCCTGTGCCTTTGCCGTACTGCCCTACAAGCTTTTTAAGCTCTTCCTTCGCCTTAACAATCGCATCATTACCTCTTTTGTCAAATAAATTCGGAACAGGCTTGAGAGTGTTTGCAATATCCTTGATTTCATTTATACGTTTTTTTATTAACTCCGCCTTTTGCTCAGCGTTACCCGTTACCCGAAGGTCAATAGTCCCCGAGTAAGTAGCCACAGAAAACGACCGAATCCTATTTCAACACTCTACCTGCGCCTGCGGGCCTTTGCTAACTCCCTCTCTTGGTCCTCGTTCAACACTTGAAAATATGCGCTCCAGCCAATGATTTCCTCCGCCGTCATCGTCGCCCTAAGCCCCGTAAGGCTCATGCCTAGCTCTTTGGCAACGCCAAACTGAAGCATGAGCCAGTTATCCTTCCGAAGCTCGGCGCTCAGGATTTTGGGTCGATTGCCTCTTCTTCGTCGTCGGTCAGAATTGCCAGCATCAAAGCTTGAAGGTCTTTATCCTTCACCTCGTGCTTGAGAACGTCGATTTCACCAGGGGCAAACAGTGCCTGACCAGCATCGTCTTGTGCCTTAGTGATCAGCAGCTGGAGCGCAAACGCATTGGCATCATCCGATCCAGCACGCTTTTGGGCTTTCTCGCGCTCTGCCATCGTCAGCGGCGTCACCCACATCTCAAACTCGGTGCCGTCTGAAAGCTCAACCGTTTTCTTAACTGCTTCCAGATTGGCTGCTTTCTTGAGGCGATCAATGGCGCGAAGTGCCATGAATATCCGATTGATTGTGCTACTACATTAGCATTAAAAAAGCCCCCGACAAATGCCAGGGGCTCTGCCGCTAACCCAAAATCAAGTCTTAGAGAAGTCGAAAGTAGGAGCAGAAGTCGGACGGAAGCTGACTGACACAGTTTGAGCATCATCCGGAGTAACGGAAAAGCTCGCAGAAGTCAGCACGGCCTCAAGCTCAATCGACCGGCTCTTAGTGTCATCTGGCGTTCCAGAAGACAGCACCGTGTCCATGTAGAGCTTGAAGGTTGCACCAGCTTGCTTACGCTGAGTCACGTCTTCAATCAGACGGCTAGCAATAGCGGTGTCGTCATCGGTGAAATACACCTCAGCAGAGCCGGAACCATCGGCAAAACCAGAAATAAAGGTGCGGAACGGAGCGGTTTGACCAAGCGTTCCACCAATACTGGTGGTGTCGATCTCTTCGCGAGTTACCTCAAACGACCAAGAACGGACATTTGCGACTGACTGGAACTCGCTGAACTTGATGGTGAAGTCGCTGGTGCCGTCAGTACCGTCATCGGTCAAAGCCAGCTCGGAGCCGCCTGCAGTCGAAGCAAAAGTAGCGACACCAGTGGAAGCGGTGTAAGTGCGGATAAAGACATCCGTACCCTCGCTAAGACCGGCAGGTAGCGTGCCGCCGCCAGCAGTAAACGAAACCTTGTCGTCTACCTTGAAGTTCAGGAAAGCGCCAACATTGATGGTGTTGCTGCCGTTGGCAACATCAGCAGCCTTGAAAGTGCCAGAAGTGCCAGCAGGCTTGTAATAAAGGGCTCCAGAGGTGCCCGAAAGGACGGTAGCCATTCGTAAAACGGAGAATGGTGGACTTTACGGGCGGAA